TACCTTCTTAATCAAAATGCTTCATTAAGAATTGATGTAAACAATATAAGTACAAACCTATCTACCCTTACAACGAATGTTCAGAACAATTATAGCACTACAACACAAATGAATAATGCTATTACACAGGCAGTTAGTGCAGAGAGCAATAGTATCAAGAGTGAAATTTCCACAACTTATGTAACAAAGAATGCTCTTACAGGCTATAGCACTACAGAAGCTATGAACAACGCTATAACACAAGCGATAACCAAGGAAAGCAATAGTATCAAGTTGGAAGTCTCTAATAATTATGCTACTAAGAAGAGTCTTGAAAGTTATGCCACAACTGACAGCCTTAAAAGCTATGCTACAACAGCAAGTCTTGACCTTTATATCAAGAAAGACCCGACAAGCGGAGAACTCAAATCTGCCATAGAAGCTATTGCAGACGATATAACACTTAAAGCTAAAGGCACAATTAATATTAGTGGTAATAAGTCTGTTAATATCAATGGTAATCTGTTCACGCTTACATCTACTAATACTACTATTTCAGCAGATGGTTCGATAGACTGTAAGAAGCTAAAAGCTGTTGATGCTGATTTAGAAGGCACATTTAAAAATGTAAATGTAACTGACGGAGGTATTACAATGACCACTACTATTATTGGTGGTGAATACCTTATGAAAAGCAGTACAGGTGCATTTTTACAGATACAAGGACACTACATTGAAATGTCAAATGATGATGGTTCAGGAACGAACTGGATATTAAGTAGAAGCGAATGTGTTTTTAATGACTATTTAAATGTTAAGCTATATCACCCTTCACTTAAAAACTATATGCGACCTGCTTTGTCTATGAGCAATCCAGTAACATTTGATTGGAGCGGAAGCGTTTTAACTATATATGTTGACGATGTAGCTGTCGCTACATGGGATTGGGCACAAAAAAATTGGTATTAAATCTGCACAGCGGTAGAAAGGAAAACAATATGTTAAGTATAACAAAGACAACAAACTTAAGCGGAACATCAGTGATTAATGGCCAATCAGCCATGACAATGTATGCGGCTGTGCCGGAAACTGGTTCACTGACAATTAGTCAGACAATTACTAACAAGGAATTGTACCTTGCAAATCAGACACAATGTGATAATGATTATGAGAATTTTAAATTGGAAGTTAATAAGTTGTTGAAGAGTGAACAGCAGACAATTGGTTCAGATACGACAGATATAACAGGAACAATAACAGAGTAAATCATCAGAGAGTGTGGGTTTAAGTCCGCACTCTTATTTTTTAGGAGGTAAATTATGAGCTTAACTGGATTTCTTTCATACAGCCGTGTAAACTGGCAACAATTGCCAAGCAAAAGCACTCCCTGGAATGCGACAAACTTAAATATAATGGACGCAGGTATTAAGAATAACAATGATATGATTAGTAATATTCGTAACGAGATTACACAATTAAACAGCAATATTGACGTTAAAAACTCTTTTTGCAAAAATATTGCAAGTATAAATGGTACTCTTGAAGGTTATGGCTATAATTATTGCTATTATAATAAATCTACCAAAACAGGGATTTTATACTTTGCTTCAAAAATTGAAACCGCAGATTCTGCACAGAATAATTTTACAGGATATTATGACATAGAAACAGTTCTTGAAAATATGGGTATTAGCTTTAGTAAGATATTGGAAAGCAATTATATTCCTTATGATGCCACAGGGGTAGTTCGAGCAAAGTTGATAGGCTATGGAACAACATTGTTATATAGCTCTGCAAGCCAACATTATTCCTTTGCAAGATACTATACGAAAGATGGGAAGAAAGGCGCATGGGCTACAAGCGAATTTCAAAAGAGTGATTATATTACAGGCTCACTTATATTTAGTTAGGTTTTGGATACTGCCCTAGTAATTGCACCGTTGTATTTAATATTATCACTGTTTAGTTGTAGAATGAAAATAAGACATAAGGTATTGACAAAAATTACAAAAGAAGATGTAAGGTATTTCCTTATCGAACATGACGAACTGCAAGAAGCAATTCACAAGGTTGGCAGTGCCACATAACATTAACAATATAATATTCGCAATCAAGCACCTTAGTGGAAACACTGGGGTGCTTTTTTGATACACATTTTTCTAAATTTAGGAGGTAAATTTATGAGTAAATTATTCGGAATTGACACATCAAGGTGGCAAGAAGACTTTGATTTCAAAGGTGCAAAGGATAATGAGGGTGTAGACTTTGCCATTATCAAGGCAGGTGGTGCTGATGATGGCTTATACGAAGATAGAGAGTTTGAAAACAGTTACAATAAGTTGGAAAGTGCAGGAATCCACAAAGGAGCCTATTTCTTCGGTAACGCATTAAGCAATGATGAAGCTGTAAATGAAGCCCGATATTTTGCACAGCTTTTAGCAGGCAAATCATTTTGTTATCCAGTGTTTTATGATGTTGAAGCAGGCATGGTTACTGGCGACGACCTTACAGACATTATTATGGCGTTTCTTGATGAAATGAGAAATGCAGGATATAAGAATGTCGGCTTATACTCATACGAGAACTGCATTAACAATTATGTAGACATTTCAAGATTAAAAGAAGCTGGTTATGCCGTTTGGGTAGCAAAGTATTCAGATGCAGAACCTAGAATTGCTGTTGGTTATGATATGTGGCAATTCGGTGGAAGTGTTAATTATCTTAGAGACACACAGATTAACGGACAGACAGTAGACCAGAACTATTGTTACACTGATTATTGCACAGACCATGTCGTTGAAGAAATCACAGTGCCAGACTATGAGCCAGTACCAGACACTAAATACCATAAGGGCGATACAGTTAAGGTTATTAACGCTATTCAGTACGATAATGGCGAGCCATTCAGCACTTACTATGATGAGTACAGTGTCTTATCAGCCAGTGGCAGAAGAGTTGTTATCGGTGTTGACGGCGTAACTACTGCTGCTATTGACGAGGATAACATCAGCCTTGTTAAGTGCATTTATGACAATGAAAATGATATTAACACAGACACAATAAGTCGTGGTGACGGCAAGAAAGTCAGAGTACTTGATAACATTGATTATGACGGTGCCAGATTCACGACATATTATGATGAATATGATGTGATTGAAGAGGACGGAGACAGAATTGTTATAGGTATCGGCACAACAATCACAGCCGCTGTCAATATTGCTAATCTTGAATTTGTCGGCGGTGCAAGTTCTGATGATACACCTACTGATATCCCATTTAGTGAAGATATTGAAGAGGGTAGCACAGTGAGATTTGTCGGCGATACTGATTATGATGGCACACCTATTAAGGCTTGGTATGACGAGTATACAGTATCAGAAAGAAGTGGAGACAGGGTTGTACTTGTACATGACGGAGAATTATTCGCAGCGGTCAATGTAGCTGATTGCGAATTAGTCTAACCTTAATAAAAATACCGGGAGTGCAATGCTCCCGGTAATATTTTAATTATTCAAATCTATCATAACAGCTATAACAGCAGGAATGGTTGTTATTGTTCCGTTTGTTTTCTTAAATTCCATACCACCTTCAAGAAGTGTTCCGTACATTGTCACATTATCACCAACAAGCAAATTATAATCCAAATCGTCTCTATAATATGTCAAAACAACAATATTGTCATTATCACCATTAACAGCTAAATAATAGCAAGCAATATATTCACTGGATTCTTCACCAGTATGCGTATTTCTGTCTTTATCTTCGACCTCCCCGTCATATTTTAATTCTGCTACAATATTACCTGTCAACTTAAATTCTTTATCAATATACTTATTAGGTGTACGCTTGAGCATTTCAACAGTTATATCATCAGGGTATACACTCTTGTCTCTTGACAATAATGTTTCTTGCTCTGTCTGGACTTCACTGGTACTTTCAACGTTATTATCAGAAGCACCGTTCTGACACGCTACAAGGCTTAATAAGCACATAACAAGCATAATACTTACATTTCTCTTTTTCATAGGCAAATCCCCCTTAAATTTAATTTTACTAATCATATCACAATGTGCATAATTTGTCGAATGTTGTCGAAACTTGCGATATCTTTAAGTCGATTTTTACATTATCAGTATTTATAATAATAATTGTCCGAGAGAGTTCGGGCAGAATCTTCAAGTTTCGGCTAGGTGGCACTGTTTGATTGGCGTTGGCAGTGTCACCGCTGAAAACTGTTAATCTACTGGGGGTAGGTTGACATGCAAGAACAGATGTTCTATAATAACCTCATTATTGTAGTCAAGGGAGGGGATATA